AGATGCGTTGACAGAGGTATTCGATAGAGGAACCAATGCTACAACTGCCGGTGTATTCACAGCTCCAGTGACGGGTCTTTATTGGTTAAAATCTCAAGTAACATTGACCGGTGCTACAATTGCTACAACATTTGTCATTTCGATTGTAGCAACATCCAGAACAGCTACGTATACATTTATCAAAGCATCTGGTTCGCAAGATGAAACTGTTTCAATCGACTCGTTATTTGATATGACTGCAACAGATACAGCGACTACTACGATTACCGTAAGCGGAGAAGCCGCAGATACCGTGGACATTTTGGGTGCAGCGTCGCTTCAGACATTCTTTACCGGATATCTTGTAGCGTAATATTTAATTGATATATTTAAGATTAGTGGGTATCACTAGGATTAAAAAAATTAAGAGGAAATTATGCTAAAGACAAATGCGCAACTCGAAGTGAAAATTGGTGAGAGAACGTACACATTGAATCTTCCTTCAGAGTCACCTCTGGGGGAAGTCCATGATGCACTTTTCAAAATGAGATGTTACGTTATCGAAAAGATCATGGCTGCTAAAGATCTCGACGCACCAAAAGAAGAATGTAAATCCTGCGAGGAATATGACAAATTATAACAATAATTATCAACTTCCTGCTCCTGAGCTTCTGGAGACAATGACAGGATCGAGAATACTTATTGGTACTCTTATCGCTCCTCCCGTGAAGATCATCTTTGATAACATGGGGTCTGTTCCAGTTGAGATTGGAACGGACGTAGTGACCACGTGGAAAACGTTTCCAGCAGGGGAAGCATTAGTCCTGGATAACGCTTTAGAAGCGTTTCCAGAAGGAACTAGGTTTTATGGTAACGGGGCATCCGGTGATTTTTCCATTGCTTATACATACGTTAAACAGAGCTAATACATGAGCCAAGTAATCAAGAATCTAGCCTCTGGCCCTGTGCCTCCTGCTGTCCCGACATCATTCGTTACGGACGACGGGACGGCTATTCCTGCGGCGAATATTCTCCTGGTGAATGGATATGATAGCGTTGAGAATAATGACAATGGGATAATGACTAGGGCAAATCCTGACCTTAGTAATAACCTTGAAGTCATCCTCACTAACAGAATAAGCGTCAGTTCTACCACAAGTGACGGAGGGGGACAAACCCAATCTGTCACTCTAATGACACCTACTAATGCAACAGGGTTGAACTTTGAGTGTACGTTTGTTGGTTATGACGCAATCAACGACGAAGTGGCTGGTGGAGATCAAGAAGGTATCTCAAGAAAATCAGGTGGCGTAGTAACAATTGTCGGTCTTAATGACTCCTTTGACCAATCAGATGCCGGATTGAATGCGGTTGATTGGAATGTGATTGCTTCGGGTGGAGATATTCAAGCGCAATTTGTTGGCGTAGCCGGCAGAACAATTGTTTGGCGTGCAACCTTTACTTACGATCAAACTCCATAGGATAACATGGCTTCATTTGAAAACAGTGTAGTTGTAGCAAAGAACGTCAATTTTGATATCGACGCACCTAAACCCCATTTGGGAGTTATAGATGCGCCAGGCAAGCTTCCCATAGGCACTGGCCAAAGCTACCCGGTAGCGGAAATTCTAGGGGGTGAATTGACATCTCCTGACGGATCAATTCTTATAGGCTATTCATCGCCAAATATCACACTAGAAGCCTCCACTTCAACCGGTGGGGTTATCCGTGGCCCTGATGTTGATTTTACCGCAGTTGGAACAACAAACCTATACACATTCACCCAAGATTTTGTCGTCACTGCTCTGATGTTCGTCAACACCCAGTTGACAGGAGCTTTGAATCAAGCCTCAAATGCTAATGTGGGGTGGACAGCCGCAAGTTACGACGATATTGTCGGCGGCCTTATTGCTTTTCCCACTGAACTGACAAATGAAAAAGGGCTTTTCTTACCGGCAACAATAGACGATTTCCCGATTATTCCTGCCGGTGAAACGCTTGTTTTTAACCTCACCAGCGCAGAAACAGGCGCAAGCGTATATGTGAATAGGATTGATATTTTGGGTTACTATTTTGCAGGTAACGGGCCAACACCGCCAACACTGCCAATCACATATACCGCTAATGATGGAGGAACGGCAACTCCCGCTCTGGATAACGTTAATATATTCGCAAGGTCAGGAAGCACCACAATCGCCTCTAGCTCGACATTGACAGTCTTAAGCCCAGCTTATGCCGATGCAAGCGCAAGTGCAACCTCAGCGAAGAATACAGGGGAATTTGTTACTGGGGCATATACGAGAACATTGCCAGCTTCGGCAGGGCTTGCCGATGGCGACTTGATTGAGTATGTATGCACATCAGCCAGTGCGCTTGTCATACAATCAGTAGGAGCGCAACAGATCAGGCTTGGTAATACATTAAGCGGTGTGGCAGGATCAGCCACATCGACGGCTATCGGGGATTCGATTTCATTGCGGTTCCGCGCAACCGATGGCTTTTGGTATGCAACAGCTTCTATTGGCAACTGGACTATCAGCCCTTAATTAAGGATAATCACAAAGGTAAACAATGGCAACAAATAATGCTTGCAATCAGGTTCTAACATCTACGCGGACTATCACAAATTCGGAAATGAAAAGCTTTGGGACAACAGCTATTACATTAGTTGCAGCACCAGGAGCAGGATATATCGTCGCTCCATTATTTGTTTATACATCATACCTTTATGGTGGAACGAATGCCTTTACAGGTGGGGGAACAGTTGGTCTGTATTATGGAAATAAAACATATTTTCTACAGACTATGTATCAGAACTCTGCGCTGATTGGTACAACATCTCGATATGTGATAAACTCTCCAACAAGTGGTTCATCTAACACAACATCACCCGACAACTTGGATTTAACGATTGCAAATTCAGGGGCTGATTTTGGTGGAAATGCAGCCAATGACAACACAATGACAATTAAGGTTTTCTATATGATTATCCCAGTCTAAAATAAGGAACAATAATGCCTCTCACAAAATCATCTAGCAAGAAAGCCTTGCAATCCAATATAAGGGCAGAAATCAAAGCTGGAAAGCCGCCTAAGCAGGCCGCCGCGATTGGCTACAGTGTAAAACGTAAAGCTAAGAAGAAATAGAGTTTTTCATTTTCTTCGAAATCTCATGTTCAATTCTTCCGTGTTCCTTTTTATCTAGAAGTTTAAGATTCTCTAAACGATTGTCTTTAGGATCTCCATTTATATGATGAATTATTTCATTACTTTTAAGTTTTCTTCCCAAGAATTGCTCCATAACAAATCTATGAATATAACATCTTTTTCCATTTATCACCTTCCTTAAATAGGGGTTAGATTTTTGGGAATCCTTTCTTTTTATCAATCCATATTTTAGGTTCTGGGTTTTCATGTGTGATCCACGACATATATTAGAACAATAATTGAAATCCCTTTTTAAACTAGGAACAACGTAAATAGATTTCTTACAAGTATAACAGGGAATGTGTTCCCCCTTTCTTTTATGTGATTTAAAATAATTTATATTCCAACAAGATACACTACAAAATTTGACATGCTCTTTACTGGGTATAACGTAAAATTCGGTTCCACAGAAAATACAATCTTTAATCTTGCCTTTTTTCTTACGTCCACCTATTTTCAATATTGTACTACGATGTTTTGCTGCACACGATCTATTACAGAAACGTGTTTTAGAAGATTTGGAAACGAAAATAGACCCACAAAACATACAATTTGTCATAATCACCAAAAATGAAGGTTTAAAATGGATTCTACCCTAAAAGCAGAAAAGAAGTCAATTAACAAAACAATAAATTCTATCATCAAAAATGATAAGAAAGTTGACAAGGCTATGAGTAAAAAAAAGAAGATGAAGGGCTGCTAAATGAGCTTCCTCTTGAAGGTTTTGGCCATCATTGCATTGAGTTCGTGCTCGATTGCGATGATGCAGTACAACGCCCCGACTGACGAGGATATGGAAGAAGTGGAAGAGTTTAACGGTTTCCCTTCGATCAAAGCCCCGAATTTTTCGAAGTTGAAACATGAAAATAATTGAGATGATTAGACTTTACAGAAGGTGCTCATGTAAACTTTGTCAGAAATTAGCTGACGACCTAGAAAATGAATACTTACAAAAAAAAGTTGAGACGAAGAAAAAATAATCTACTAAATTGACATATTTTAGTAGATTTTGACTTTCACATAGATCAGAAAAATAATGTTGAGATTGCTTAAAATAAGATTTGGCTGATTTATTGCCGATATTCAGCGAAATGTGTTATTTTTGGACACATTCCGCTATTTATACCCAGAATCGAGTATAAAAGGGTATAACACTACAAAAACCAGGATTGCACTATGAAGATGTTGTTCATTGATCTAGCCCTTTGCCTAACTCTCTCTGCTTGCACTATCAGCGTCACTACGATTCATAGCCAAGGTCAAGCTACAGACCTCATTGACCAGGACCAAAAAGCTGATGCCCAAGTTTCCCCAGACATCAGCATTCCGCTTGCAGAGTACGATTTTGGTGGCAAGGATGTCGGTTTGGTTTAACACTCATCTACCACGCGTGGAAGGAGTTTAGGGTCCGTCTAAACAGCGGAGCCCTCTTTTTTACCATTCCTTTGATTCCTATATATTTCCACTGCCATCTCCATAGCCATCGCCACTGCCATCGCCATCGCCATAGCCACCGCCATCGCCATAGCCATAGCCATCTCCATAGCCATAGCCACTGCCATCGCCATAGCCACCGCCATCGCCATCGCCACTGCCATCGCCATCTCCATAGCGATTATTATAATATAAATTAACTATTTCCATTTTGATTCATCACAATTGATAGTGAAAATTAATTGGTTTTTATGAAATTTAACGAGGGGAATCTTGTCCAGCTTTGTTTCTGGGAGTGGTCCTTTAATGGCTATCTCCCCCAATCCTTCCGTTGTACCCCACCGACGAATAATCCTACCGTTCAATAGGAGATATTCGTCTCCATCCTTCTCTAGTATTCCCACCATAATCCAACCACGTTCAAGCACTACAATTTTCATTTATTTTTCCTTATTTTCTTGTTCTTCTTCAAAAACCTCTACATCTTGAATCCAAGATAAGTCGGGAATGTTTGCCCAATCCTCAATTTTTATGTAGATAACGATAGATTTCTTCCCTTTTTTCAAAGTGACCATTGAATCGAAATTATCCATTTTTCCTTTTTAGTTACATCGCGCTACATTGCTCACAAATACATGTGAGAGTCGATTTTAGCTTTGTGCGATTGCCAATTTTTAACAAATCTGTTAGCTATTCTACGTAGACTCTCCAAGAGGTAGTTGGAGGTTTTCTATACAAGGATTCATCGAATATTACATTGTATATTTCTAGTATTTCCTCATAATCAATTTTTCCCTTTGAGACAATTTTCTGAACTTTTATGCCGCCTCCTCGTGCGTTATGTTCACCAGCCAGGGCGATAAGCTGTCTACGAACCTCGTCCTTCTCCTTTTCCTTGGACTTGATATCAATATCCAAGTGAAGGTATTTATCAGCTAGTGTTTGCCAGACCTTATCGCTTGCCATGTCCTTGTAATCTCTATCGGTTAATGCCGGAGACTCTAAAAGAATTAAACCTCGCCAGAACTCATATAATGCAGGAATTTTGCTATCGAAAGCGACCGCATCAAACGGCACTTCAATAGTTACTCCCTTCTCACCATCAAAAGAATAATAGAATCCCATTTCAGCACCTGACACAAACATTTGTTGTTGCATCTGTAACCAATGAGAATCAGGTACTTTACCTTCTAATGCTAGATCATGGTTTTTTTTTCCATTACATTTTATTTCAAGTAATAGTTTACCAGAGTTTGATAGTCCATCTAGAGAAGCGGCCATCCACTCATGGGTATCAGATTCGCAAACAATAGGTGTCATTTCCAAACCTGTTTCTCTACGGAACATTTCCCTTGCGATTGGTTCTAATTCCTTTCCACGAGTCATTGCAGGGGTTTCCTTCTTTGGAGGGATAAGCCCTAACTTCTCCTGCCAAAGCTGATAGGGAGTTTCGTATTCATTTACTCTTAGGATTGTAGCGATCTCCGAAGCCATTACCTTCGATTTCCGGTACAGAATCCAAGGGTTAGACCCTTGGATTAATTGAATGATTTTCATACCGTCACCTCTGCTTTGATCTTCAATGCCTGGTCGATGTATCTGGCAATATTGTCGTAGTCAGATACAGGGATGACCGCTAATGAACGTTGACCGTACTTCTTGTCCAACAGGTCAAAGAACTTGACCTTATAGACTTCATCGCATGGCTCAAGCATGTCATTAAGCTTGATGATTTGATCCTGACTGATCCTTTTCGGTTCTTCCTGCTTATTGCGTATAGGAGCACTAGCGGCTTCTCCATCATCATCATCAGATACGACACCAATAGCTGCGCAAAGTGCATACCGCTTGGCATAGGAGGTGGCAGAGCCAACGCCCTGAGCATCGAATTTAGCAAGGGGAATGGTCAAAGGACCAAACTCTACCCATTGACCTGAAACATGTACTACTTTAGTCGTAACAGAGACAGTTTTATCGCAGGTGGTAATGTCTTGCCAAATGGTCAATCCATTAGCTGTTATAGGTTCTCTTACTACTTCCCAAACTGCTGTAATTGTAGAATAACGATTTTTAAAATGGCTATTAGCTAAATCTTTGGCAGCAGGTCTCATTTGTGCCTGTGCTTTAGACAAAGCTGCTGCTAATTCATTGATGTTGTCGCTGTTTCTCATTTTTTTCCTTGTGAATATTGAGACTTCGTTTTATTAGTAGGATATGAAGTCTCTTATTGGTTTAGGTACTTCTTGGGGGGTTTGTCCTCATTCCCCCCTTCTTCTATAGTGTTGTTGTTGTTGGGGAGGGGAGCGGTTCCCCTCCTTCTTTAGCAATACATCTGCTTGATCTGCTTCAATTCATTCTGAAACTTTAGTGCCTCGTATGACATCTGTTCGAGAATGCTGCCGAGTTCAGTATTAAACCATGCGTCCGCATTGCACGCTTTATCCAATGCCTGCATCGTCTTTTCCAGATTGATGATCGCAACGCTAATTTCTTTTTCCATAACTATCTCCTTGATTTTTTGTCTGGGTTTGGCGTATGTTCTCAATGTATCAGATTTGGCAATTTAAATACAACACAAAAATAATAAAAAGTGAGATTTACTATGACGACTAAACTCAAAGAATATTTGCGTAAAGCACACATAACACACAGGGGATTCGCTTCCGACGTGGGCATATCGACCGCCACTATGCACGCTCTTTTAAACGGCAAGCATTTACCAAACCTTCGCGACGCAGTTGCAATCGAAAAACGCACTCGTGGATACGTCAGAGTTCAGGATTGGTTGGATGAAAAATACGCTGTAAAAAATAAAGACAAGGACAATAAAAAGCCCAAAGATGAACAAGTAGCAAAAGGCCCTGAACTCCGAGTCAAACAAGAACGCCTTTAATAATTCTTCTATCACATCTTTCATAGTATAAACCCTCCAGTGCCAACATGAGCGAAGGGGGGTTTTCCTACAATAGTTTTTTTTATTTATTTGAAATATTATTTTGCTTCGGATATGAAGAAAGGCCGGCAACACGCCAATGCACCGGCCTTAGGAGATAGTATTAGGAAACCGTCACAGGTTTTAAGGAGCCTTACATTTTTCGGGCTATCGCAGGAAAAATAATAAAAATATCCAAAACACGCTGCTTAGGTGAGGAAAGTGTATCTGAGCAGCTAATTTTTATCAATAAAAAAGGTGATAAACATGCTCGATTACTCTAATTTTCCTCCCATTGAAACATTCCTTAAAGTCCTCAAAAGATGCCCCCAAACCGCTTTACTCTTCGTAGATCTATGGAGAGAGAAAGATCAAACAGGTCATATCACAGTTGATAAAGTCGACGTGAGGAACCTCTATCATATTTCCCCTACACTATTTCGTAATCACTGTCTAGACCTATCTGACGAAGAGATTTTGCAAATAGATGAAAACCACCAGTATTTCCTGGTTGACCTATACGTCTAATGAATATCTGTCCTGACTGCTGTGTAGATATCCATATTCTAGGAAAAGACTGCCTTGACTTAGTCTGCGACTGCATCATCCTTGAAGAGGAAGGCGTGATGATGGCGCTCGATACTACACACTTAAGATGGAAACTACAGCGTAACGGTGTCCTGAAGTCCTATTTCGATCTGGAATTGGCTCTAGGATTACTTGAACGCAATGGCTATGTCATATCGACAGAGATCAACGAAAGGCTTCTAGGTGTGTGTTTGAATAGGGATAACGCGGTGATATATGATGAGTGGATTTGTTGGTGTACGGGAAGTTCTTTGTAATCAATGGAAGAGATGTGTTAGCTTGTTAAAAGCGAACGGCCCCGATTCTAGTCGGAGCCGTAAGCGAGCTGATAGCTCAAAGAGACGCATAGTTGCCCTCATCATAGCTAACAGCGCAATTAGAATCAACCTTTTTGCGAGGTGCTATGTCTGAAGAACGATCACATTTTTTAATGCTTCCTTATCTGATAGATGATCTCGGACTCGATGTTTATGAATATCGAGTTTACGGAGCCATAAAACGAGCTGCTGGTGAAGATGGGCAATGTACGAAGTCATTAGACAAAATCGCTCTAAACATTAAAATATCCCGTTCCAAATTGAAATATGTCATCAATTCACTTTGTGAAATCCACCCGATGATAGGAAAACCTCTTCTGATCAAGAAAAACAGAGTTTCAGATCATGGGGACAAAGATACTAATATAATTGTTGTGAACGATGTATGGAATGAAAATACAAAAGTATTTAAAAAACAATCTGGTAGGTCATGTGGTGACCCACCTAGGTCATGTGGTGACCGAGGGGTAGGTCATGTGGTGACCGAGGGTAGGTCACATGGTGACCATAAAGAAGAACCCTTTAAGAATATCCCTATTAAGAAGACAACAACTCCTACCTCTTCTTCGCCTGTTGATAAGTCGTCGTTGTCGTTTTCAAACGAAAAAGAAAAACAGGCCGAGAAGGAAGCAGCTCATTCATTCAAGGACTGGGTAGATAATCAAGCTTTGATCGAAAGGGAACGGCGAATTGGAAAGCGAGGAACAAGAATCCATATTGAAAAAGTTCAATGGGGAAAGTCTTGGATGATACCGCTCATGGTCTATGAAAAACTATTCCATCACTATGGGATAAGTTATGTTCAAGACCAGATAGGTGAAATGATCAGACAGCAAAATGAATTGGATGAGGGTAAAGGAAAAGGAATAGATAAACCAGAAACATGGCTCAAGATGGCTTGTGAGAAAAATTATGCAGGATCAGATACAAAAAAAGGGGAATGAAATGAAACTTTATTTAAACCTGTATAGAAAACTTGCTATAAAAAGACAAACCCCATAATGTCCCATCCAAGAAAACCTAACACAGGAGTTTGTCTATGTCAGAAAATATACAAAAAGGCTTTACCACGCAAGCACAACGTTCAAATGGAGGGAAGAATAGGGCAAAAAATCTCTCTTCCGAAAGAAGAAGAGAGATTGCTATATTGGCAACTCAAGGAAGAAAATGCTTCAAAGATTTACCTAAAGCAACCCACACAGGTAAACTCATTATCGGTGATTTGGAAATTGAGTGTGCAGTTTTAGATAATGGTACTCGATTGATCTCCGAATCTTCAGCTTTTAAAATCCTTGGCAGGAAGAGAAAAGGAAGAAAAAAGAAGGGGATGGACCAAGTTCCCGTAGTAATCAGCGCTAAAAACCTTTCACAATACATTCCAGAGTCATTTTTTGATAGGACCTTCGAGGTTGAGTTCTACAAAACGGGTTCGGGAAAATCAAAAGGGTATGAAGCTTCATTTATCCCAAAGATTTGCCAAGTTTACTTGGATGCGCGAAGAGCTGGTGTCCTTACTCCACAACAACATCCAGTAGCTGCGCAAGCTGAAATTGTAGTCCAGGCCCTTGCAAATGTGGGAATATCTGCTCTCATTGATGAGTGTACAGGGTATCAAAAGCAGAGGGAGAATGACGAACTTCAAAAGCTTTTTGAAAAATTCATTGCTAAGGAACTTCAGCCTTGGGTTAAACGCTTCCCTCTTGAATTCTTCAACCATTTCAAGAGAATCTATGGTATCGAAAATATGAGGGGAACACCGAGTTACTTTGGAAGCTTAATCAACAAATATGTTTATAAGCAGTTATCTCCTGAAATTCACGAGGAACTTAAACGTTTAAATCCAGTTACCGATAAAAACTATCGTAGACATGCTCATCATCAATTCTTGACGCAAGATGTTGGGTCACCAGCACTAAACAAGCAAATTCAAAAGATGATAACTCTTCTTTCAATCAGCGATACAAAGGAAGAACTAGAGAACTTTTTGGAGAAAAGCAGAGAGAAATAACACTAAATATGATAAAATGAAAAGACCCTATACCACAGTGGTATAGGGCCAGGAAGCGACTCATTCAACCGATGCAAAACTAACAAACTATATTTTAAACTATCAAGGAATTTATGAACGAATTTTTAAGAAACCTAGAATTTATCTCCTATCGCCCGATCAAAGATGACCCTTTCGGTATGCTCGGACTAGCTACTTTCCGTGCCTACGGGAAATTTCTCCTAGTGTTTAAGCATCTGACTACCAAAGACAAATCAGGAACTTTCTTTTGCTCGGCAAACTATTCTCTACAGGATGCCGGAGGAGAGAAGAAGTACGTAGGGGCTATTACCCTGGACAGCCGCGGCGACGACCAGATCTTCCAGGATTGGATCAGGGAAAACGTAAACGCAGTTATAGCCTCTAGGAGCGCGCGGCAGCCTCAGCCGAGCTTGCACCCTACCAACCATACGCAGATTCGCCAGGAAGCCTCAATTCACGACCAATTGCCGTTTTGAGGATCAGGATGGGATTGCCGATACCGAAAAAACTCATTTTAAGGGGGCGCCAAGCTCCTAAAAAGAAAAAAAGGACTAGCACCAGATCCCCCCCATCAAAAAAGTCTCCTAGGCCAAAATTGATGGTTAAGGGAATTTGGAGCATTTCGGCACAAGGCACAATCATTTTGGTTGTGCCTATTCTTACCATTTCTGAAGCCAATATCAAAGAGCATTGGACCAAATCTTCCGCCAGGCACAAGAAACAAAAGCAGATCATTAAGCTGCATTACTTACAGGTCAAACAGCACGTTTCCCTTCCATGCAATATACACATAGTTAGACTTGCTCCGCGACGGTTGGACTATGATAATCTAGTGATATCAAACAAATATTTAGTTGATAGTCTTTGCGAGGAATTGACTGGAAATTATATCCCAGGTCAGGCAGATAGTGACCCTAGAATAACAATCAGTTATGATCAGGAGAAGTCAAAGGAATATGGTGTGAAGATTTTATTTGATTGCAATCCTTATCACGTTAAGCCCTTTCATTGAGCCAATTTTTCAGGCACGTGAAATCACAGAAGTCCATATCCTTGTCTAAAAGAGTTGATTCGTTAAAAATCAGAGTAGAGCTTTCAGGATTGTACACACGATTATTCAATTGCAACGCATGGGATTGCCTAATATTCTCTGAATATGTGATATCCCTATGGCAATGATCGCAATAAAATCTAGTAGTTTTCATGTTAATCCTTTGCAATTTTCCATTTTGTTACATGATGAATAGTTTCTTGTTCTTCCGCATCATAAATATTTCCATCAAAAGCTAAAAACACAGCATCTCTTTCACGTTCATATTCCCCATTTTCACTACCTACACATACTCTAATTATTTCCATATGAGGAGGTGTTTTATCTTTAATATCAAACCAATCATCTTTCATGTTAATCCCTATCCGAGCAGTGATCGCATTCATGTTCTGCCGGACCATTAGCCCCCTTTACTTCCTCATGTGTGACCGACACAGGGCCAGATTCATGGCTAATCTGATGAACCGCGGCGATCCCGATCATAATCAATGAAAATGTCAACATAGTCATATTCTACCTCTGTTAGTTGTCATAGCAAACCAAAATCCTGATATCTCTATCCTCAACATCTTCAAGGTCGGGATGTCTCATGCAAATATATTGCATAAACATATTGAAATAACAGTCTTCCAGCTCAAATGGCCAGCTCAAATTTCTTATATTGTCTAGATAAGAGTAGCCGAAGGAATGAAAGTCTGGAAAATCCATAGCTTTTAATTGAGAGTCACCAGGCCAACCGTTCCTAAGAAAAGAACTTTGATAATCCAAAGATCTTACTCTAGATAGAAAACCAAATAATGCGTAATTTCGATCTCTTGGAAGAAGCCATTTCGGGAAAACAACTTCTTGCCAACCATCTTTTACCCTTTTCTCAATAAATATGTGAATGTCACATCCCATCTTTCACCTCTTTATCTTCTTTAAGACATTCGCAATCTGGATCATGTAGCATAGAACCTCTATTAAATCCTTTCCAAACAATGTAAGAATGTCCTCTATATTTAAATGTATAAACACTCTCAAGATAATCCAGTGATACAAAATCTGTTGTACTGATATTTGTTCCAAAAAGCATCATTGGGAATGTACATAAAATAAACACAAAACTTTTCACTTTTTGAACTCCTTATCTCGTTTCTCCATTGCCTTTACTATTTTTTCATAGATTTCTTCTGGAGAACTTTCTGAAAAATGTTTGGAAGGAATTGAAAGAAAATATTCTTTATGGAATATTCTATGAACATTTTGAGAAGATAGATATCTATTCCTCCACATAGCAATTTCTTTATTGGAGTCTGAGTCTGGATTGTGCATTGTCTTCCAACAAAATACCAACTCTTCAAGGAAATCGGTAAATTTTTCATAATCTTTCATTTTTGAACTCCTTATCTCGTTTCTCTTTGGCTTTCAGACGTTGCATGATGCCATTGCATTGCACGCAATACTTATGGATTCGGCTCTTTTGAGGAATGACTTTCTTGCATCCCAGGCATTCGATCATCACTGGCTCTTTCATCTTTCTCCTTTACAGATATATCGCTCTATTATGCTCAAACGATGATCGAGTTCAACGTAAAGTTTGCCGAGATCTCCGTGCCTGGCGAATAGACTTCTACGAACTTTATCACAGGATTCTTTAATTTTTTGCATCTCATTCCGTAACAAAACCGTCTCATCCGTTTCAAATAAATCTAGCTGTATCAACATACTCGTTTCTCCCTGCTTGACAAATTAACGTACATGTGTCATAAATAAAAAAAAAGAAAAAAGTAGGGAACGATGACAAAAGACGAAGCACTGAAGATAATTGCAGAGTTTGAATCTAAATCTAGCGATGAGTATGCGACACGCAAGGAAGTCGCTAAACTAGTGACTGCAATGAGCAACTATTTATGCTTTGAAATTTCCGAGATAATCGTGCGGGATTCTTTCGACAGTTTGATCGCTAACATGAAAAAGTGAATAATATTCACAAAACGAGCCTAAAATGGAAGATTGTAACAAACATATTTTTAAATCTGAGGGCATGAGCACTCTCTGTTTGACTCAAAAGCAATTGAATGATCCGGAGCAAAATCTGTCTATACCGTATCTACAGTGTAAATTTAAGCTCGGATATCATGAAGCGGAGAGGGTGTATTATCAGCTTTTAAAGCAAAGTGGCTGCGCAACATAATATATGTTATCAGACGTTAGGAGAACAAATGGGAATGTACACGGAGATTATCATAAAAGCTAAGATTCAAGCTGATGATGCAATGAGTGAAGATGTTAAAATGATATTAAACTATTTGTTTAATCCGAATGACAAAACTGAAATCCTTAATCAGGATGGTACACCTATTTCAGGAATAACCCTTCCCGATCATCCTTTCTTTGAAACTGACAGGTGGTGGGCGATTGGACGCTCCTCTTCATACTATCATATCCCTACAACGTTGAATTTCTTTGACGGCTCATATCTATTCTCTCGAAGTGATCTAAAAAACTATGATTATGAGATAGACCTTTTTTTCGAATGGATTCAACCGTATCTTAATGAAGACATAGGAACCTGTATTGGTTGGTCATGGTATGAAGAAACGAAAGAACCTACTTTACATTACAAGACCAGATGAAGAAAAAGACGATGGAAGTTCCTATGAACTGCCAACATTGCGATAAGCCAACCATAAAGAAAAACTGGCAGCAGAAATACTGCTCCGCTTGTTCCAACAAGATTCAAAGAATTAAAGACAAGGCCAGAAAGGAGGCGAAATGCAAATAGATCTTTGCTGTTTCTGTAAGGAAGATTTAAACAAGGATAGTAGAGTTACTTTTAATAATGCTAGAGGTACGGAACTTTTATCACCTCAAACATTTACCTATATGGAGAAAGGAGAAAGCTCCCACATGGAATGTTATATCAAAGAATGTTTCAAGGAATTCCAGCAAGAAGAATACAGGAAATATAGAAAATGAATATAGAAGTAGAAGTCCATCATAAATACGGAAAGCCACGGTTTATGCCTCTATCAGATGATTCACGATTCCTCTTGGAACTGCTAGACAAAAAATCCTTTTCAGCTAAACATCTGCATTTATGTAAGAAATTTGGTTGGGATGTGGAAATCAAAGCTCCTAAATATGATTTAGAAAAATTTATAGGCTGAACATGAAAAAGATTGCTTGCATCGGTACTCACTCAGTCGGTAAATCTACCCTTTGCTATAAGCTTGCTCTTGAATACAAAATGCTAGGGGAATCAGTACATATCATCCAGGAAAGAGTGCGTTTCAGCCCTTTTCCGATTAATAACCAGATGACCATAGAAACGGCTATCTGGGCATCGACTACACAGATCGCTAAGGAACTGGAAGCAGCTCAACGGGGATTCTCTGTCATTATCTCGGACCGCTCGCCACTGGACACTTTCGCTTATGCTAGGTATTTCAGCCTTGATTCAGAGGATTACCCTGATGCACTAGAAGACTATGCCCTGGAATGGATGCACACCTATGACGAAATCTTCTATGTGAGGCCAGACATCGGGCATACGCCATTTAACGATGGCATACGCTCGACCGACATGGACTTTATCCTCATGGTCGATCATCAGCTCGATATGCTTGTCTCTTCTATCGACGGACTACCGATCAAACAAGTGACCACTAAGGAAATATTTCATGGATGAATTACAAGCCGTATTTGGAAGTTCTGTACCCTTTAGATTCATTGTAAAAAAAGAAGATCAAGAAGATGTAAGATGCATTGACTGTAATGCACGATGGATCGCTTACAAGTTAGAACAAATTAATTTTGAAGATGGAGACACAGAAATTCCGATTGCTTTAAACGAATTGAGAAATGCCATTCTCTTCATTTTATACAATACAGATTGGCCGGTAGGTGAGTAAATGAGTGACATCAGCATGTGCGTCGGTGGTAAATGCCCTCTCAAAGAAAAGTGCCTACGCTATCGCATCTTCCCTTCCTCAATCCAGACCTATTTCTCGCCTCCCCTTTCACAAAATCAAGGAAAAACTTGTGAATATTTCTTGCCTTTCAACGAAAATACACAAAGAGTCAGACCAATGTCACAAATAGAGGAAATATGAAAAATATTGTTGAATGGGTGCAAGGAGAAGATTATAAAGAATTGGAAGAAAACATAAACGCCACAATATCAAACACACAATTCTTCCGAGTGAAACAAATTGATTATTTCAATATAGAAAAAAGTTATCGTAACTGCACAGCCTTCATTCTTTTTGAAGAAATCGAGGATTAATGATCTACACTGATTATGCTATCGTCGCAATCGCTCTCTACGGAGCTTGGCTGAACGCCCGGGGGAAACGTGCAGGCTTTTCCTTCTGGATCGTCAGCAATACATACTTGGCCATCAAGAACTTCTCCATCAGTGAGCATGCGCAAGGTTGGCTATTCCTAGCTTACCTCGCACTTGCTCTCTATGGGTATGCGACCTGGAAAGAAAAAGCATAGTATGCTTAATCATGACAGATAATCAAAGTATAATTTAACTTCATCATCATTGTCAGGCATTGAAGGCTGATACTCCTGAAATTCCACGATCTCTACTTCAACATCTTCCTCCTCCCCAATCTCGATAATGACATATTGACGGTCGATTGTGCCGTGATCGAACTCATAATCTGAATGGGTATCGCTAATCCAGCTTTTAGCTTCTTCCAAAGACTCAAACCTGTCAGCTACATATTGAATGTCCAGCCACTCCTTCTTGCCTAGGTAATTTGTTCCCCATTCTCTGATGACTATTTCGTATGTCATGTCTTCCTCATTGTTTAAGTGTTCATCACTGCGCCCTATCGCTAAGGCGCAGGGTGACTACTTAAAGCCAGTCGCAACATTCCAAAACATCAGCGATCTGATTCATATCATAGCCTTCGTCTTGAAGAATCTCCGTAATCTCTACCATTCCAATTTCATCACTTTCAAAGTTCTCTACCATTGTCATAATCTTCTCATTCGTAAGGTTTGCCATTTTATTGCCTCATATATCATCGCTCATACTGAATCGTGAGCTTATATCATCAATATACCACATGTATCACATTAATACAACGAAAAACACAGCAAAATGATACAAAAATAAAGTCTTGATAATATTATTTTTTTAATCTATAAACCCAACTTACTCAATTTCAACGCCACAGATATATGACGATCATCCTCGGTGACTGCCTTGATGAAATGAAGAAAATGGAAGGTAACTCTATTGATTTTATTGTAACTGATCCACCCTATGGAATTTCCTTCATGGGTAAAGGATGGGATAAAGGCATTCCATCAACTGAATACTGGAAAGAGATGTTACGGATATGCAAGCCTGGTTCAATGATGCTATGCGCTGGACTTCCTCGCATGGTTCACCGATTAGGTTGTATTGTTGAGGATTCAGGGTGGCTTATTCGCGATATGATTATTCACCTATTCGGATCCGGTTTCCCTAAGTCTCACAATCATTTCGGATTCCCTGGTTATGGTACTGCACTTAAACCAGCATGGGAAGGATGGATTTTAGCCATGAAACCCCTTGATGGCACATTCGCACAGAACGCCGATAAATGGGGGGTGGCTGGATTAAATATTGATGATAGTCGGATTGGTTTACATGGATATTCCCAAGAAGAATGGTCTAAAAAAGGTCTGTCCAGGGTAACAGGAAATTCATTTGGAGAACATAAGCCAAGTAATTCACAATTACCTAGTGGCCGTTGGCCAGCCAACCTAATCCTCTCCGAAGAAGCTGCTGAAGAACTCGACCAACAGACGGGGATTACTAAATCTACAGCAAATCGTAGAAACAATAGACCTTCAAAAAATAAATGTATGTCAGGAGATAACTTAGGGCATATTAGTTATGGTCATAACGATTCCGGAGGCGCATCACGATTTTTCTATATAGCTAAAGCTTCATCCTCCGAACGAAACAAAGGGCTTGAAGGAATGCCAGATAAACCTTCTTATATGGTTGAAAATGGCAGTAAAACGAGTGGATTAAACGGAGAAAGATATGAAAGACATACTACTCATAAAAACAATCACCCAACTGTTAAACCTATTGCTCTCATGCGATACCTTCTCAAACTCTTAGCTCCTCCCGGCGATCCAATAGTCCTCGACCCCTTCGCGGGATCAGGCAGCACCCTAGTAGCAGCCAAAGAAATCGGTATTCGCTTCATAGGAATTGAGAAAGAACCAGAATACCACGCAATAGCAGAAGCAAGAGTCAAAGCTGTCAAACAAGAAGAACAGCTAGAACTCCCCTTGACATAAACTTAAATCTTAAAATATATTGAAATCATGGCAGAACTCACTGTAATACTCAAAGACTCCGAACGGACATTTAGGCAAAAGTTCCTTGTATATGATGTATTCCAAGTAACATCGGATGATACACATATCAAGTATTACATCGAAGAAGCGAAAAAGAACTTCGAGGGCGAGCCAGAAGAAATCAAAATCAAAATACACTTAGAGATACAATGACCCATCCAGGCGGCAGACCACAAGAATATGACCGTATCAAAATCGGAAAGGATTTTGTTAAATGGGCTACGAATAATCCTGAAGCTCTGACCGTTCCTATGTTCTGTGTTTCCATAGGTTTACATTCTGGAATCTTTAGAAATTGGTCAAGAGAAACTGAAGAGTTTCGTGCACTATTCTTAGAAGGAAAAGAACAAATTGGTATTAATAGATTACGTTCTTCGCAATCTGGATTACTAGATAGTTCAATTTATCGCGCACATGTTGGTAATTATGATACTGACATTAATGAGTACATGCGGGAAGAGAAAAAGTTCGATTCCGACCTCAGAAAACAAGAAGAAGGCGTAAAGCAAACCAATATCACTCTACAGGTTCCGCATGGCCTCGCCATTGGCTCTAACCTTCCAACCGCGCCAGTATCAGACAAAGGTAATCCAAGCTCTTAACAGTGGCGTTAAACGTGCTGTATGGGTGGTTCATCGTAGAGGTGGTAAAGACGTTACCGCTTTTAACTGGTGCATTTTCCAGTTATTACTAAACCCTGGATGGACAGCCTTCCATATCCTTCCTACTTATTCCCAAGCAAAGAAAGTCATCTGGGATTCTTCCACTAATGACGGCAAGCGCATTCTCGACTATATTCCATCAGAGTTGATAGAGTCCAAGAACGGCCAGCAAATGCAAATAAGGCTCACCAATGGCTCATTATATCAACTTATTGGTTCTGATAATATTGATAGTCTTGTGGGGACTAATCCTAAAGTTATCATTTTCTCAGAATATGCTATCCAGTCTCCTGCTGCTTGGGAGTATCTCCGTCCTATTCTGGATGTCAATAAAGGCTATGCACTCTTCATAAGCACACCGAGAGGTAAGAATCACTTTTACGATCTGATGTGCATGGCTAGGAGTAATCCCAATTGGTTTTGTGAAGTTCTTAGCATTAAAGATACTGGAGTGCTAACAGATGAAGACATCAATCAGATCAGGAATGAGGGAGTCAACGAAGAACTTATCCAACAGGAATATTACTGCTCATTCAATAGAGGTGTAGAAGGTTCCTATTATGGAAGACTTATTGAGAAAGCACGAGATGAGAAACGTATATGTAACGTTCCCTATGACACACGATCACCAGTCCATACAGCATGGGATATTGGCTATGGAGATAGTACAAGTATCGTATTTTGGCAAGAGATCGGTGGAGAATGTCGAATCATCGACTTCTATGAAAACCAAGGTGAGGGAATAGCTCACTATGCTAAGATTATTCAGAACAAACCCTATGTCTACGGAACACATTACATGCCGCATGATGCAGGATCAGGGTCAATACAGACAGGTCGTACACTACAGGACGTTGCTTGGGAGCAGGGACTAAAGACAACTGTCCTCGAAAGAGAGACAGATATCAATATAGGTATTGAAGCGGTGCGATCGTTGCTCTCTATTGCATATTTCGATCAGACCAAATGCATTCACCTTCTCAAATGCTTAGAAAACTATCACAAGAAATACAATGACAAAACCCAAAGCTATTCCGAAACACCACTCCACGACTGGACAAGCCATGCTGCGGACTCTGTTCGCTATATGGCAAATGCAAGAACTCAATATGGAAGGGGACCTGGATCACTTACCCCCGAAAAGTTGCTTCAACTTAAATCGGCAGCTGGCTTTGGCCCTAAGCCGATGCCAAGACTCGGGCCTCAATCACCTTTCGTTGGAAGATAATCTGTAATATGCATAATGTAGATTTTAATATAGGTATGACATGACTAGCGGAATGCTCGAAAGAAATCAGGTTGTTCAGAACATATACGAAGGTCATTATAAAGACGGACACAGCGATATAGTTGCCGAAGCTGACTCTCGGTATCAGGCTAACCTATCAGCATGGCAACTCTTCTTCTGGGAACAGTTAATCGACCGAAAAGTCTATCTAGGGGATCAGCGATACTTAAATCTATATTCAGGACTCAACTACGAGCATCAGAAGTGGATATTCAACGTTTCGATGCCGGTAGTGAATATGGTATGCGGAAGGCAGAGACAGCATCGTAAAGGTACGAAAATCATCCCTGTGCATGGTTCAAGCTCTCATACTGCTTCACAAGCAACGAAAGTCATTCAGTCAGCCTATTCTAACGATAACACATACAAT